AGTAACTAGTACTATAGTCTTCTGAGATTCTTCTTCAGCCATTTTTTATTTCTTTCTCTAATTCTTCTTTTCTCATTTTCATCCAATTTATTGCAGTATGAATGTGTCCTGTTGCACTTGGTTGTAAACAACTTTGTGCAAATTTTATTTCATCTTCAAGTACAAAAACACGTTTGATTTTCTGCGATTTGCTACGAGTCATTTCTGTATCTTTCATATTATATACCTACTTTTTAATACCCTTGGTTTCTTTTTACATTCCATGCAATAGCAGTTTGTAGTCCACCTGGCTTGTTATCGTTTACAACAATACGTTCACCGTGATGAACTCCAAATATTGCACGATCATAACGTAGTCCATGACTGTCGATAAACTTTAATGTTTTGTCTTTTACATCATCATGCCTAGCCGTCATTATAATAATCATATCATCTGGAGGAATCTTTGCCCACATTTCTTTCACTCCAGGCAAAAGTGTATCATTTTCGTATGGATGCTGGTTAACTTCTGCAATAGTGCCGTCAACATCAAAAATCCAAGTGTGTCCTAGATTCTTACTCAGTTCAAATGGAAACACATCTGCTACTTTTTGTGTAGGGTAATCTGCTCTATCATAGTCAAAATCTTCTATCATAATATTTTTTTTATTCCTCTATTAAGCCAAAAAAGTCCGTTGTAAAAACTACCAATTATACTGTCAATATCGTCTTTAGCATACCCGCTTAACGAGAGCCATATAAGTCCGTGTAGCAATTCTATGTTTACCATATCAGATAACAATTCTTCAAATACGTCTTGTGCTACTCTAGCACAATCAGGTTCGGGCATTAGTATTTCACAAGTGTCATCGTCGATATGCAATTTAAATTTTCGTTGATTGAATGTGTCATACCCACCAACTGCACTATAATAAACCTTCGCAAAGTCATACAACGGATCACCGTAAATTCCAGGTTTATCAAAACTTCCTCTAGGATCTATAAACCATGCTTTTAGATTTTTATCAATAATAGTATTACTAAAAGTGGGATCTCCATGTATTGGTGTAAAAGTATCTGTTTGCAAAGCTCTATTAATTTGGTCCCACCAAGGATAATACCGTTCATGAAACAGATTGTAACATTTTACTCCGTTTACAGTAAAACTTTCTCGATCAAAGTTTGGTATAACCTGTTGAACACTTTTTACTCTGGTTTGTGTTTTTGAGATGTATACATTAGTAATAGATTGTTCATTTGCAACACGTTCACTTCTACTGTGTAAATCATCTAGTGTATAAATTATGTCACTTAGGATACTGCGTTGTTCTCTTTGTGTTAAGTCATTGATTTCCCAAATATGTTTTCCATGAATACGTTGCATTGTAAATGGATCTGTATCAATCACATCTGGTATACGAGTAAACCCAAGATCTTGTGCATCTTTGTACCAAACAATTTCGTCATCTATTAGATGTGCGTAATTTGGATCTATTGCCTGTTTAATAACAGTTTGATCAAGCACATCAACCTGGTTGAAAAATCTACTAAATCCAATTCTACTGTTATTTGCTTCAATGGTAGCAAAATCACCAAGTTCTTCTAATTCAGACGCTATCGTTGTTTCGTAGTCAATTATATTTTTACTAAACCATTTTACAAACTCTCCATTTGGCGGTGGCATAGTAAACTGTCTACGTTGTGCAAAGTAGAATATACCAGGCACACCAGTGATTTCACTGGTAACTTCTTCTAGGCCTGTTTTTTGCCAACTCCACCTGCAGGTAAAAGCATCAGTAAGATATACAATTGGTCGATCAGCATGATCTGGAAACTGCGGTAGTTCGTTGATGATAAGGTCGCTCCATGTTAATAGTACAGGATCATCTTCAGGAACAAGATTTAATGCCTCATCAATTCCGCTACAAGTGCCTTTTTGATCAGTCTTGATAAGTTTATAATCAACTCCAGGTGGGTCAACTTGCAAATAGTTCTCTAACTGGTCATATAGATAGTCGCCAATAATGATAAATCTTGCAGTAGAAAATTTTTCAAATAGGTGATACAATAGTGGTTTGCCATGCACACTAACCAAACATTTAGGTTTGTTCCATGTATGATGTCTTAATCTACTGCCTCTGCCGCCAGCTTGTACTATCACTGTTAGTGTCATAATTGAACTATTCGATCTGGTAATTGTATGTCATATAGTTTGCGTTTACGCCAATGGTATACACCGTTTGGCATTGCAGGATAATTGTTATACACATGCTGAAAACTTAGGTCGTTAAATACAAAACTCTCCAGTTTCCATTTGCCTCTTGCCCGCATGCAGTGAAACACACTATCAATATTACGTGCGAACAGATATTGCTCCATTTCATTTGCACTTACTTCTACAAGTTCATGCCAGTTGAGATCAGCTCTAAACAGTGCTACTCCAAAGGTCCATGCATCACAGGGTTTTGTATCGCCTTTACGTATTTGTGTACTATAAAAATCTAAACTGAAACCATCTAGTTTGTTGTCAACCAAATACTGCTCTGCACGGTGTAATTTTTTATTAACAATCTCAAAGTTGTGTGTTAGAAATATGGTATCATCAGCATCAATCATCCAAAAAGCATCAGCATCCTTGCTTTGCTCAAAACCAGTTAGATTAGCAGTTGCCATGTTGCGTTTTGAACTTTTAAGTTGTGTAAGATATTGTACAAGACTTCTGTCACTGCTTATTAGTTTAGACTTTGGGTAATCTACAAAACAACTTTCTAATTTTTTTGATAGATCAGGATTATCGCATAAGATAAATGTTGAATAGTTTTTAAATGTTTCTAACCAGAATCTTAAACATAAAAGTGTATGAGGAACATCTCTATCAATTTTTAAAAAAACATTTGTTTTCATTCGGATTTAGATCCAATGGTCCTTCTTTGTATATCATCATGATTAAACTCTGCCCAGTATAGTTCAAAAGCAACTCCATCTTCAATACCTTCAAACTGATGTATTTTACCAGGTTTTACTTGTGTAAAGTCTCCTGCTTTGAGCACAGTTTCGTCAACCAATCCTTTTTGTTCTCCGTCTTGCCAAACACGAACAATCATCTTTCCAGATTCTACAAAAAAACCGTTCCATTTAAAACAGTGTTCGTGCTCACTGCACTTAAAACCTGCTTTGTATTCAATACGATGAAACTCCAAAACTCCGTTTGCATGTATTAATTCAGTAGAACCCCATATTTTTCCTGATTTCATTAATGATTCTCCATTACGGTAAGGTTTTTATCTATCCATGGCAGTACTAAATCTCTTTGACGCACACAACCATATTTTGTTAGACTTTCTACTACACATTCTGGAAGTAATTGTGTGTCTTCTGCAATGTTATATAAGTTTGTTTTGTTAGGATCCATTGGTTCAACATCGCTTCGATAAACTAATATATGAATCCAAGGATCATTGATTTGTTTTTTAAAAAATCCAGATTTACAATCCCAACCATTTACTGATAACATATAGATCAACATAGGCAATGTAAAATTATATTTGTGATTCATTCTAGCATGAAATTCTTGCTTGTTATATTCTATATTAGTAGTTTGGGGAACTGACAACACCAACATTGAATCTGTTGTAGCAATTTGCCACCAATTTTTTAAAGTCTCATAGGGATTGGTTTGATACTGTAGTACATCATATGCCCACAAAATATCAAAACCTTTTTTGGGTCTTGCAATAGAATTAACATTTTCTCTTTGAAAAACAATATTCTTATGCTTGACGTTTAAGTTTTTGAAGTCATTTACAATTGTACACTTAATATTTAATGGCAATTGTTGTTCATCTCTAGTGGTTGCGTTTGCCCACCATTGTATGTCTAGTGCTTCTGGATCGCTTCCAATACCAGCAACAGTTCCAACACTTTCCATAAAGTCATCGTATTCGTAAAGATATTTGATAATATTTTCGTAGCAGTGATCAAATTTTTCTTTGGAACTTGAAAAACTACTGTTCATTGTTATACCTGTACATCTTCCATTCCGGCAGTTCTAAGACGCACAATATGTCCTAACTGCCATTGTTTAGTATCTAAACCCTTCATTATGCCAAGATACTTATTACGCAGTAGAGCAACCTCGTTAATTAATGTTTCAAAGTCAATGACTTCGTCTTCTCCATCAACATACTTTTCTGCATCTCTGCTGGTTAATGCTCGAGCATATCCTTCTAAATATTTTTGGAAATGTTTACGTCTTATTTGTCTTAGTTTGATGTTTAGATAGTTCAGTACTGCTTCGATTTCTTGCAGTTGATTGAATCGATGTTCAGTGAGTCCAGGTAATGCTTTTATGTTTTTTTCAACAAGTCCGCCAACTCTGCACTCACTCTTAGCTATTTCTAACTCATGTTCATAATGAGTAATAAAGCCAGGAATCTCAGCAAGATTGTTGGTTACTTTGCTATACCACATATACTAATACTCGTCATAGTTAAATTCACCATCATCATCATACTGATTTAACAGTTCATCCTCTTCCTCTTCTTCAAAATCATCTTCATCTGCTTCTCCAAGATAATTTGCAATAGCAAGTTTTATCGCACCATCAAATTTAAATGCTTCTCTTAATTCTTCAGCACTATGTTGTCCAATTAAAGCTTCAACAACATGATCAGCAGCTTCTCTTATATCACCTGTATCGTGCATAAATTGGCGTGTTTCTTTCCATACCAGTGCGGCTAAGTCTAATGACACTATACGTTCTCCTCGTTAAATGTTTCTCCAGCTGATTCTTGAACATCGCCATGTCCGTCAACCACTAGGTCTGTTTCAGCTTCTGGAGTACTTAGCTCTTCTTCAATCTTATTGAAGTCTAGCATAACTTTGTCTAAGCAACCATCTTCGTTACGTTCCCATGCCTTACGGAACTGTAATATCTCTTGCTTGTTACTTGTTTTAAAACGTAGCCTATTGCCTTGCTTTGTTAATAATCCAGTTGCTTCTGCTAGGTCAACGAGTCCACTATATGGATTCATTCCTGTTTCATACGGAATTTTAACTTGTACAGATTCAAATGGCTTTGCGTATCTTGTTTTCATAACCTTACAAGCGGCACGTATACCTTTTACCTGTGATATCTTGTTGCCATCTTCGTCTTCTTTAAGTTTAAGTTTACGCATTGCAACAACAATACTTGAAGCATAGATAAAACCTTGTCCACCAGATATCTTGTCATCTGGATCAAACATATCTTGTGATGCATAGGTATGATTGGTACATACCATTCCTACATTGTAACTACCAAACATGTTTACAGTATTACGCACAAGTGCAGTTAGTGCTTTTGGTTTTCTACCCAAGTCACCTTTTAAATCTCCACTATCAAATTGATTGATGTCTGTTGGTGTCAGCAACATACCTAAACTGTCAATTACAAACAATACCTTAGGACGTTCTCCATCGGGTAATGCTCTGTAATCTTTCATAAATGTACTAACTGTTTTTGCTACATCGTCGATCATACTCATGCTAAGTTTTAATAACTTGCTTTCATCTGTGTCTACACCAAGTGCATGTAACCACGATTCATCAAGTGCATTCTCACTATCAATTAAAACAACAAAAATACCTTGAGCTTGTGCGGCTTTGA